TTGCGTCGAGTTCATTGTTACTGTTTTTATTTTTGCCATTTACTTCTCCTTTGTTTTAATCTGGTTTCCTACATACAAACTTCGAGCGGTCTGTTAAGTAGTGTTGTTCTAGTTCGCTTACTGCTTTAAGTCTTGCGTAAACATATTTGTAATAACTGTCATGCTTAACTTCAAAAACATCTACCCATTCGTTGCCGTATTTAGCTAACCACAAGTTAATCACATCATCTATCTTCATTTCAAATAGTGAACCCGCAAGCTCATGTTCTTGTAGACAACTTGCGGTTTCATTTATCTGATACGGATGTATAGATACGTCACTTGCAAAAGTATAAACGGGCGTTACATTGTTAACTGTCGTACCTATTTTTATCACTTGTTGTCACCTTGATTGTTACTCCTTGAACGCAGTCTTAAGTTACCCTTGGTTGACTTACCGCCTTTGCGTAGTGGTTTAACGTGATCAATGTCTTTGCCTGTTCTGTCGATGCCTTCCTTGTCGTACATCCTGCGTGCACGTTGGCGCTCATGTTGGTCAGAACCCGGCCCGGACTTGCCGGTTTCCAAATCACGTTTGTATTCTTTTTTGTAATCACGTTTGCGTGTAACCATTTTGTTTCCTTTCAACGGGTGTCAATCTTTTCGTTTAGTATTAAATTCACATGTCTTGACCGGGCACCATCCACAAAGCGGGGTCTGTGTGGGGTTCCATACATCTGCGGTTACGCAGTCAAGCAACTTGCGGTAGCGCTCACGAAACTCCCACCACTTCGCACCTGATTCCTCATGCGTCATAGACATCTTAACCATATCATCTTTCAACACAAACATCAAGGCGGCGTTTACTTTCCTGATGTGCGGATGTAGCTTAAACACCATGCACGCCATAAGCGCCAACTGATCCCTATCGGGGTACTTGTTGTTGCCAGTCTTCCAGTCAACTACCCATGCGGTTAGATCTTCATCGTCAATGATTAGCATGTCCGCAATCCCTCTTACCCAAACACGTTTATCAAACCAATCACAAGGTTCAAGGTTAGCGGTGAGCGCCATCTTAGTCTCGGCTGACACGCGTCCTTTCTTAGCCTTTAGCTTGTCCACAATGGGGCGCATGAACGCAAACCTCTCGTCCAAATCCGCTGAGCCTTTGATGTAGTTCTCCACCGCTTTGTGCAGTAGGTTTCCATACTTCATTTCCTCGGACTCTACGAACGGATACTTCTTCAGTATCTTAGTTTCATGGTAGCGCCTTGCGCATCCTTCAAAGTCTTTGAGGGCGGAGTGTGACCAAGCGATTGGTTTGACGTTAGGGTTCGAGTGCATAGTTTTCCTAGTTGTTAACGATAACTTACATCAGCATGCAAGTACATAAACATTTTAAAAGCTTCACGTACACGCATAAAATCAGGGCAAGAGGGTAGTAGATAGTTCATGTTATTAGGTGCTGGCGCACTTAAAGCCCACGATGTTGACACGTTGCTGATATAGTTTGGTGTTCCTTGCTCTACAAGTTTATAACCCGCCGACTCCATGAGCATCAACATCTCCTCGTCGCCAAGGTGTGCGAAGTCATCCTCATCGGGGAACTTAAAGTTTTGCTGAGACGATGACATCTGTTAACCTATCTGCAAACGCATTGACGAAACGCTCATTGCTCTCTAAGTCGTGCCCCATATCTTTGAGGATAGCGTGTGTGACCTCATGCCAAAACGTATCAATGACCTCACGTTTGGGGTGCGCCTTAAGATCATACGAACTGTGCGTTGCTATCTGAACGAGTCGTTGGTTGTATTTAATCTGGCCCATCGAGTCTGTACCCGGTATGTGCTTGTGCACCTCAACCTTGTACGCGTGCTTGCCGATTGTGAATGTTTTTGGTATCTCCATATGCTTCTCCTAGTTCTTTGCTAACCCATATCTACGGTGAACGCCACCGTCAGCGTTGAGGGGTATGCCCGGTAAATACCGTGGCTCCATAGTCATCTGCGCCAAGACCCAAGTCTTAGCGTCATTTGCTTCCTCATCCGGCACAACGCAGATTAACTCGTCGTGCACAGTTCCCTTGACGGGGTATCTCTTTTGTACCCTGAGCATACCGTCCGTCATCACAATACGCGCAACACCTTGAATGATGTTGTTCGTAATCTTACCCGCATACAGCTTAGTCGCATCCTCGCCGTACACCCAGTGTGTCTTCTTATCCTCGTCCTTGATCTGACGTAGATCAGGATACAAGAGCTTCATACCGTTGGGTAATTCTATCTCACCTTTGCGGAAAATTATACACTTATAAGACATCTCCTCGCCATTGATTAGACAACGCGCCATCATCTCCTGACACATCTCCCAGAAACTTACTACTGGTTGAGCAGTACGTCTGTATATATCAATGATTGCTTTAGACGCCACGCAATGAATCAGCAGTTCACCATCTGTACATGTGTGCGGGATGTCCGCCATCTTCTCTAGGTTTTCTTTGTTGTCCAAGAACTTCTCAACGTACTCTTTATCAACGCCTAACTTCTTTGCGAAATCTTTTGTGTATCTGACTGGCGGAGCACCAAGAAAGCCCACGAGTAACTGCGTAGCAAACGATGCCCAACCTAAACCATACCCGCAACCCAAGAGCGCGCTTTTCGCAGACTGCCGTAGATCGGGATGAGTTTCTTTAGTGAGTCCGGGTATGTTAAACATCTGAGCGCCGAACGAGGCGTAAGCGTCAGCACCGCTCCTGAAAATTTCGAGCATGTCTCCGTAATCCGAAAACCATGCGAGTACTCTCGGTTCAATCTGCGAGAGATCCCCGACGACAAGTTGATAACCTTCGGGCGCCATAATAGCTTTACGTAAGAACGACCCTCGTTTGAGGTTTTGCATATTGATAGCGGAGCCTTTGGACGCCGTCCAACGTCCCGACTTCGCTCCGTAGTACGATAGCGGAACCGGTAATGCACCGCGTTGGCTGATATCGAGGAATCGTTGCGCTCGAGTTCTTTCAGTAGTCGACTTAACCTTAAGGCGAGCTTCACAAACGAGGGCAACGTCTTCATTCTCCCCATTGAGAAGGGCTTGGAAATGTGCATCGTTTTTAGCAAGTGCAAGGGTTTGCTTATCCGTGGTTTTACTAATCTTTGTCGGAGGGTCAACTCCCAGTGATTTAAGTAAGTCTGCAAACTGCTTGTTCGAAGCGAGTGCAGTCTCATCCACGCCGAGCCTTTGTAGTAGTCCTTCACGTTTATCCCTTTCATCTGTAAGCGCTTCAATCAGCATGCGTTTATCTAATTCCAACACAGGCTCCGTATACATACGAAGTGTCATGTCTATCAGTCGGAGTTCTTTAGTAGGGTAACCTTGTATAAACCGTCCGAAAATTTGTTCACATAGGTATACGTCGTGTTTGCAATATTCTGCCAACTCTCGCTCAATAGCGATTTCACTAAGTTGTTCGAGTCCATCCGTTGAATGTACTGCCTTTCCCTTGGGAGGGAGTCCAAATGCTTCAGCCAATCTTGCAAGTGAGTTTCCAACTTCCACGCCACGTAGAGCGCGCGCCATTGATAAGGTGTCGAAGATAAAAGCGGGTTTGATTCCGTATTTCCACGAGATGATCGAGACGTCGAACTGTGCGTTGTGGGCAAGAATGGCAGTCTTTTTCCAGTCGTACGTAGATAAGATGCGTGGTAGTTCATCTCCTCTGTACCACTGGGTGACTTTGTCTGTTCCGTACTCATGTATACAGGCTCCGAAAGCTTTGAATCGTGCATCTCTTATGTACTCCTCAGTTGTCATCTTCGATAGCGTGTACCCTTTACTGTCCCAACGTGTTTCGAAATCAATCGTCAGGATTGTTTTGTATGGTGCGCTCATTTGTCGAGTTCCAATTGTTTATTAATCCACTCATCCAACTTCTCATGCAACCATTCAATATTGCGCTGACCAATGGATTTGTTGTTATCAGTCATCAATGGATCTGTTAAGGTTTGTTTAACAGCACCGCCTGCGCTGAACTTGATAAATTTATCCTCCTGATCTACCGATACGCCGATCACATCGTGCTGAACGTCTGACATACCAAACCTCGTTAATAAAATTTCATTCATTTTCAATCCTTTCTACTTTTTGTCTCGTGCACGCTTTGCCACAAGACTCTGAGTAATGGCGCTCGGTTACTGTATGGTTACCACACCTTGTAACGTAATGTGTGTTTTCAAATATCCATACCTCACAGTCTTCAAACTTGTAGGCAATCCTTGGTTTGTTCAACTCAGCCTTTTGCTCGGGCGTTGGACCAAATACTGCGTAAAGCGCCAAAATTATTGACCCTATTACTGTACCAAACAAAATAACAAAAAGCGTTGCCCCGCCAATAGGTACTACTATGTCTTCCCAAATTTCTTTTCTAGTCATCATCTTCCTCCATAGCTTCGTTAATTAACTGTTGTTTCACCAACTCCAAGCAACCAATTGCAGTTGCCATGTAAAGCGTCTCATCGTATTTGTGTATCACTTCTAGCAGTTCTTCAACAAGACCCTCTGCCAATTTGCCTTGATTAAGATTCATAAGCTAATCCTATAGCAAGACCAAGCCATGCAAGCTCAATCCAAAAGTCATCCTCAATACTGAACGCTAATGCGGGCCATACGAAAACAGCACTTTGACTAAAGCGTGTATAAATTACCATGCGCTACTCCTAGTTAAACATCTCCTTGGGGGGCGCGTCCTTCATCAAGTTCTCTTGTGCATAGTCGTTACCAAACCGAAGTAGCTCCGCCGCAAACATGGAGTTCGCATTAGCAGAGGCAAGTGCAATCGAACCGTCGTTGCCATCTGAGAATACTATGACTGCGCTGAACGGACTGTCCTTGCCGTAGCACGCGATAAGTTTGGTAGTGATGAACTGCAAGTGTTTCTTCTCATCGTCATCCATACCGCCCACAATTTTTTCTACAAAGTCTTTATAGTTATCTGATTTCATTTAATACCTCCTCTAGTTGATCAATATTCTTATCATTGATAATAAACGCTTCACCTCCGGCTTGCATAATTTTGCCAAGCTGATGCCCTTGTAATGCTGTTACTTTACCTTTACCTGCCTTTGCTTCAATAGCAATGAACTTACCTTTGTAGCACACCAGAAAATCCGGCGTGCCCGCATTACCAAACCCACTACCAATTGGCATTGAATAGTAGGCGCCTACTCGGTCTAGGATTGCCCTGATTTGTTTCTTGACCTTAGCCTCTGGCGTCATTCCCATTAGAAAGTTGCCTCCTCTAATTTTGTTGTATCTACTTTCTTACGCTTAACTCGTTTTGGTTCTTGAGTAAGGAGCCTCGTGGGGAAAGGCCAAGTTGAATTTTTTCTGACCTGATCTGTCTGTTTATGTAATTTCTTAACCATTCTATTCCTCCTATTGCATTAAACATTTCTTTCTGTTCTTTGCTCATGCGTATGCTGACATACACACCGCCTGTAATTTCACTTTTGGGTCGAGGCATTTAACACCTCCCGTCCATGTCAACAGTTTTGGCTTTGTACTGACGTATTGCTTCCATCTTGGCGTAGAACTTCTGCACATGTACAAGCGCATCGCCGTAACGCCCACTGTCCACATCATCACACACCACCCACGCCTCATCTATTGCGTCTTTGTATAATGCAAGTTCTGCTAGTGCGTCGCCCAGTTGTAAATCTATTTCTCTTGTTTGTTCATCCATTTGTTTGCTCCTAAAAATTAAATCAAAGTTGTCTGCAAATTTATTGTAGTCTGTTGGTCTTTGCGTTGATCCTTTACCACTATCACTCATCGTAACCCCCTAGTATCATAACTACAAAACAAAACACCGCCGTTATCCACACAGACGCTAAACCAAGTATAGCAATTAACAATAGTATATCTAGTATGTCATTCATTTCTTACTCCTTGGGTGTGATATGTTTTCCAAAAATACTCCAGAATCTTCCTTTGCTACAACTCTCCTAAGCGCGTTGTTAATTTGAGTGTTGTGCTTTGTCAACCACGTGGCACTAAAACCTTTACCAAAAGATCCGTATATTGCTTCGTGAAAAGCTTTAAGTTGTGTGTCGCAATACTCAGTTAGTGCATCCTCTTTTAAGTACTTGGCGCCTTCATTATCTAACACCATAACTTCAAGACCTTTTAAAAATCTATAACGACTCTGATCTGCACTTGCTTCTTCCCATCCTTTTTTGTAGTTCTCAGCAACCTCTGAGACTGACTCTACACGTTTACTTAAAAAAGCTTTCTCTTGTTCTGACTCAGCTAATGCTTTCTCTAGTTTTGCAATTCTTTCCTGCACTTGTTGGTGCTGTATTTTCTCAAGCGGTCGTTGCTTGTACTTTGCTTTTGTTTTCATTTGCACTCCTTAAAAATGGTGAGGGGGATAAATAGATTCCACGCCCCCTCGGTTCGCGGTGCAGGAGGTTCGGTAGGCCCAAAATACTTAAGCATCGGGGAAGCCTACCGAATCAGTTTAATGGGTTCACATCTATTAGGCTCCGCCATTATTAGCAACTGTGAAACACCCCGATACTAGTTCGAAAAGATTTGTTTAAGCTCAGTATACAACTGTTTGGCTTGCACGATTGACAATGTGTCTAATATTTTACTTGGTGTCCACGCATCTTCAATGATCGCTTGGATTGCGTCGGGCACTTTAGGTTTGCTAGGCTTGTGGATAACTTTTCCTATTTTGTTTTTCATAGATTTTATTTTGACTGGCTTATATTCTTGAGTCAAAGCAGTGAGTCTCCCATCAACACGTTGTACGTAACCTGAACGGATAAACTGCGTAATTAAAGATGAGACTGAGTTTTCTTTAAACCCCCGAGAACCTAATTCAAACAAGATTTCTTTCTGTGTTAAGTTAGGATTGTCGCGGATGAAGTGGAATGTTGCACGACTCGCGTTGTTGGTTGGTTTGAACATGTGTTTAGGCATTTGTTTCTCCTTGTCTATGCGTTGTTGATCTTTGTCCCATTCGTTTGCATCTTTCTCAAGAGCTTTTTTAAGTGCATCCTGTAATGTTGTCATGTTAGTTTCTCCTTGCAAGTAGTCCTAATATTGCGTAAAGGCATGTGCCCCACATAGTTGCGATGATAACCGTATCGGTAGTCCACGATGACTCGACACCTAGCAGTGCTTTCTGCACCCAGTCTTGGTCGTGGTTGTAGTAGTTGTGTTTCGGTTCGTAGTAAATACCGATCTTGATCTTGCCCGTGTCGTATGGTGTTACTTTCATTTACTTTCTCCTATCAAATTGTTCTGCAAGTTTGTGCAGTTCCGCTAACACATAGTCAACTGTTCTATAAACCTCATAGCTCAAACGGTGGCGAGGAGTAAGACCGGGTTGAAAGTCTCCCGCATGTGCACAGTCAAACCCAAATTTCCCACTCTCGGAAAACGTTAAGCCACCGTGCACATCTACACCAATCTCATCATACGTCTTACCGTAATCAGGATGCGACTCAGGCAAATAGATGTACCCACACAAATGCTCAAACTGTTCATGCCGTTGGATCTCAATCACATAGCCGAGGTGTTCGGTCAGCAAATGATGGGGTTCGGACTCCCAAGGTTTGTCGTGCATTGTTATCTCCTATAAAGTGAAGAAAGATAGCGTCTATCTTCAGCAGTTAATTTTTCAAGAAGATCCCACAATTCATCCTCGTACATTAGAGAGATTAAATAGAAAGTCATTGCATAAGTAAAATCCTTTGCTTCAATGTTTGTTTGCATCCGATGTTGTGCTATCCAATACGCTTGTTGCAAATTAAGATAAAGTTTTATATTTGACATTCCTACCTCCTTAGAAACTAAACTTATCAAGGATCGCATCCACCGCTTTCTTGGTGTCTTGACGAACCGCCTCGTTCTTGCGTAACTCGTTGGCATCTTTATGCAACAGCGCTTGCTCAAGGGATTGACGTGCCTCCTCCAACGCCTTGTCACCCGTCACATTCAGTGCTTTAGTAAGATCGCACAACTCCAACGCACCATCCACAAGGGAGTCATGGAACCTACGTTGCTTTGCCTCACCACCCACATAGTCAGTTGTCAGTCTGTCAGACATACGCTTGAGGTGATCGCCTAGCCTACGCTTGATGTCCGCCATCGCATTGTCTACACGCTCTTGTGCCACACGTTCTAATTGTTCTTGTAGATACTTCTGTGCATCGTTGCCCACATCCACACGGAAGTCACCACTCGCGGGCATAGGCATGTAGTTAACTCTGAACGCAAACTTAGTCATGATCTCATTGGCAGTTGGATAGTCATCACGCTTAAACATATCCCCTAGCGCCATAGCCTGCGCCGTAATGAGCGTGGGGTAGATCTGCACGAAGTCTTGTACGAGCTTAGTGAAGTCAGCCTCGAAGTCAGCCATCTTCTCACAGAACTTAATGAAGTTAACTGTCGGCAACATGCGTAGACCTGAGTCACTCCAAGGCAACGTGTTGTCGTATACGAACTGGCGGATCTTACCAACGTACTGCACAATGTCCGCTAACTCGTCACGTCCTGCGAGTAAGTTCTTGTTAACACGAGCAGAGTCTTTAGCCCCCGCATTTTTATTGGACACGACCTCATCGGTCACGCCCCTGTCTAACTTGCGTGCAGTCCATACGCTTGCGTTGAACTCTACTAACATTGCACATGTATCTAGGTTGTATCTTATTGTCATGGTTGCTTCTCCTTTGTGGTTAAAAAATTAAGATTGAATACGAACTACTTTGCCGTGTTGCGGTACGAACTCGGTGTTGTCAACGATACCCCATAGAGACGGGCATGGCACCGCCGGATCATCGCAGTACAAGTAACCGTCAGACAACCACAGTAATGCAGTAGGCTTGAGTTTCTTCTCCTCGATGTACTCGGTAACGCATGTCGGCGTAGTACCACCGCCACCCTTGGGTGACATAAGGTTTGCAATGCTGTCGTACTCATGAGGCTTGAACTCTTGATCACCGCACACCTCTGTGTCCCACCACATCACACGCACACCGTCAGGCTTAACGTCAGCACAGATCTTAGCGATCTCACCGAAGATCAAACTGTAGTAAGGGTGCATAGAACCTGATGTATCACACGCAATCGTCAACTCACCCATTGACTCGGTGAAGTGTGAAGGCATCACGAACCCACTCGCAAGCATACGCTTGTTGGGAGGACAGAACCTAGAGTTCTCATCGCCTGATGAGATAGTCTGAATGAACTCACGCAACGCCTCACGCCAATCAGTCTGACGCTCACGTGCAGTCTCAAGGATGTCACGACCACCCGCACCATTGCCCGCCATCTTACGCACAAGCATCTCGCCTTGACGATTGGCATCGTCTACTTGCCTAGCGATTGCATCCTTGGGTACGCCGTCAATCTCCGTAGCGTTATCGCCGTCACCCTTATCGTGCGAGTCGATTGGTTGCAACTCAACAAAATTGGCATCCTTGAGCAACGCTTGCAAGATCTGAATGTAAGACATACCCTTGAACTGATCGTCAACAAGTGGCGGTACTTTTGTGGGGCGCTCAACGAACTTGAAGTCAGGGTCAAGCTCCTCGATCATGCCGTTGATACAGAAGTCCATAGCAATGTTGTTGATGTGTGCGCCAAACTTCTTATCGAGATCACGATACATCGGCAACACGCAATGCTTGAGCGCAACGTGAAAGTTCTCATGCAATACAAGATAACGCAACTGCTTGAGTGTGAAGTCAGAGATAAACTCTGCGCCGTAGTACTTGTCCTTGCCATTGGTACCGGCAGTTGGCACGCCGTCCTTGACCTCAGACTTACCCATACAGATAACGCCTGACAACAATGCGAACTTGGGATGTCGCATGCAGTCGATGTTGGCTTTCTGTATCTTTTGTTGTGGTGTTAATTTATCAAAGCTCATAGTTCCTCCCTTGTTAATGAATAAAGCAATTCAATTCTGTTGTACACATCATCCAACTCCGCCTCGCTATCAACCTCAACCTCTGTGTTAGCGATGATCGCATGCTTGGCAACGTCAATGATAGTGATGTACGCAATGATCTTACGTTTACCGTCACGCATCGTGACATTGAGCGAAGTCTGGAGATGTATACCTTTCATGATTACTTGGTGCTGAAGTAGATCTTGTGTGCGCTGAGCATCTTACCGAACTCAGTCAACGTAGCGTAGATAGCCACACGCTGAGACTGCGCCACCGTATTCACAAAGATCGACTGCATCTCTGCCTTCATGCGCCACACATACTTGACAACTTGCTCGGCATCCTCACGCTTATCGACACGTGATACGAATTGGAACACTTGCACAAGCTGTGCAGTAGGATTGTCAGACAGCGGTGCGTTGTCAGGGTCAGCGAGCACACGATCAAGCGAACAGATGTCACGTCCGAAACGAATGAATGAACTTAAAGCCTCAGCAGTGGTAGCACCAACAGTACCCACAAGAGCACATTCAAGAGTATCATCGTCCAAAACCCCATCGCCTGCATTGAGAATATCACTAGCCGACACGAGGCTTCGAGGAGTAGCATAGGCAACAGCAGTGCTACGTGGATTAAAAATATAACCATTGTCTTTCGAGAGATCTTTGCCTTCATACTTACCGCCTTTCTCATAGTCAAGGAATGAATCGAACACCATTGGGAAGTTGTGACAGAACGCAAGCACGTTAGCGTTGACACCTGAGTTAACTGCATAGTCATTGATCCACTCGTCCACTGTAGGCTTACGCATCTTGACGAACGTCAAACGATTACGCAAGTGCGCCTGTATCGAATCACCTAAGCCCTCGACTGCAAGATTGGTGAAGCACACAACCACACTACCCTCGGGCAAATGATAGTTACCAACACGTCTCTCGTAGATGATCGGTGCGAGTACGTTCTTAATAAACTGCGGTGCCTTGGCAATCTCATCGAGCGCAATTAGTATCGGCTTGCTACCGTTGATACCCTTCTGATTGGTCTTGTTGACACCGAAGCGCTCATTGGGTAACTCACGTGACACACCATGCTCACGATCAAGGTCAGGCATCCACACGCTACCGTCAGATAGTTGTGTGCAATCAATAGGATCGACTGCGATGTGATTGGCAAACTGTGGCATAGACTTGATGGCATGAAAGAGCGCGGTCTTACCGATACCATTCTCACCCTCGACAATAACTGTACGCTTGTGTCCGACAGTTGCTACTAACGATTGCACTTGTTTGAAAGATAAAAAGTTTCTCATTGCTAACTCCTATAAAGATAATGAATGGTGGCACATATGTGCCACCGCTAAGGGAACTCTAGTATATCATGGATTGTCAATCCTTTTACAACTTGTCAAACTCCTTAATAAAAATTATTGGTATAGGGGAAATCCCCTGGTTTGCAGAACTTAGGTATTAGTTTCTTCCCACTAACACGTTTGCCTATGATGCGTACCAAACGGTCGAGCAACGCCTTCTCTAGTTGCTTCTCTGTCACTAGCTCGTTGTTGGTAGTCAGCATCTCAAGTTGATGATCACGAGAAAATTTGCGAGTCTGCCAACCTAGCTTGTCGTGTATGCGCCTACTCATCATGCTGTCATACACTAGCTGTGCGCTGTCATGAATGATCGTGTTGACCGCCATGTCTCGTATCGCATCGGAGTCAGGACAATTAAAGAAGTCACGCATATTTTCACGCTCACCATACGATACCGTTGAGCCCTGACCAAACGGGATGCCCTTGTTGTGGTCGTACAGGAAATTGTCTAGGTACTCAGATAACCTGAACATGCACACAGTTACGAACGGTCTAAAGAAGTCACGCACCGCTTTGTTACGCATCTTGTCCTCGTCTGTTGATACGCTACGGTACAACTGCATGTGTGTCGAGCGATCAACGATGAGCCTGTTGCGGTTATCGAATAGTAATTGAGTGTCCCTTAAATCACCACGTATAGGCACGAGCGCAACCTCCGATGTACTTGTTGCGAACGCTTGATCGAACCCGACGTTCACCACGTAATACATAAACTGTTTACTCGTCACGCTACTGTGGTATGAGTATTGGCGTAACTCATTACCGTCCGCATCGGGTTGACTAAACCTAGCCATGACTTGATGATATAAATGCAACTCATAGGCTTGATCTACCTTGACGATGCGGTAATGATGCTGACGTCTACCTGAAAGTGGGCGCTCGTTGTCCTCCCATATTTTCTTGGTGCGCCACTTGGGTAGCGCTGTGTTCTCAAAGAACACCTTTGCCTTGGCGTAGGTGTTAACTGATCCGATGTTTCTGATGTTGTTGCTAAACATAATTACCTCCTGTTAAAAATTTGTGATGAGTGTGTGAACTGTGTAGATGTATTCATCTAACGAATAGGTGTCATCGCCACCTTCGTGTGCATCTTCTTGACCGTCCTCACCAACAGCCATGATGCGCCATGATGCCTCGAATGTTTCCTCCGCATACTTACATAGATCGTAGTGGCATTTCACATCGTCATAGCTTTCGTACCACTTAACGTCGTTATATCCAAAAGTCATGATCGGATCTTCTTTGTGCGGTGCTTCGTCCGTATCCCACGTCCACTCAGCAAATCCTTCATCACTAAAGTTTTTTGCTATGAGTCCACCATGCGCCTTCGCAAGCACAACGAACCGTTCTCTATCCTCAATGGATTTGAATTTGATAATCCCTGCTACATCTGATCTGTATCCCATGTTATACCTCCGTAGTTATAGTGCCACCAGTTATGACGAACTTGGTGTCGTTAAGTTTCTCTGTGATAGCGTCATCTAACACCTCGTCTATTTTCTCTGTGATAGCGTCATCTAACACATCGTCTAGTCTGCTGTCTACTCTTTCGTCCACGATCTCGCCACATGCACTACTGAAGTCATATTCATCCATTGCCTCATGTGCCACCTCAATTATGTCGCTACGTTCATGGTGCGAGTGTTCCGCTTCATGCAAGTTGACCTCGTGTTTGGCTATCTTAGAAATCTTGTCATAAAGCTCCTCGTTAATTGTGTTGAGTGTTGCGTGGTTTGCGAGTATCTCAGACACACGTTTATCGACCACCGTATTGATATGAGTGTCGATGTCTTTAAAGATTGCAAGTAAAAGTTCATTCATAGTTTTTCTCCTGAAAAGCGGGGTTAATTTTCACCCCAGTTAAAAAAGCGTAGGGGAAATCCCCCCACGCCACAAAAAGCTGACACCCGTCAGAGACGAGTCCATACCCATACAAAAAATGTAACGACAAAAATAATGGCAAACGCTAGGTTGACTAGCGCATGCAAGATACGTTCTTTAAATGGGTTCATTTAGTTTCTCCTTTGGTTTTTATTAGTGACTTGATGTTATCCATCTGTTCACATATGTCTTTCCACTCTTGGTCATACGCAGGGTTTTCTTCTTCCTCGGGTATGCAGTCCTCCCGATAACACTCCAACGCTTTCCAAATAATTCTTAAATCAATATTCATACATCCTCCTTATAGGTAAATAGTTCTACTAACTTAACACTCGCTTCCTCGATCACGTTTTCCTTTAGGTCAGCGTAGTAATCGTTGTCCTTCACAAAATCTAGGGGATCAGCGTACAGACAGCCACCGATAATCTCATAGGCAAGTTCAATACCACACTTGTGCGCCTCCACTTTAGCCACGAACCACGTCATCTCCCCTCGGTTGATCTTGGTTGCTATCTCCTTTATTTGGTCATCCGAGTCATCGGGGTAATGGTCACGAAGCGAATCGTTCTCATACGTCCACGAAAAGTAAATATCAAACTGCCCACATTTTTCGTGGTGCACTCTTTCCCATGTATCACTCATTGCTTTCTCCTTTAAAAAAGTGGGGTTACGATTAACCCCAGTTACTATCACAGATCTGTCCAAGGCGTGTTGTCTGGCGTTTGATCCATGACATACCGCTTGGGTTTATTGTTTGCTTTGTAGTTCGGGCGTTCCCAATTCCCAAAGAGTTGAGCAAACGCCATCTCTGTCACTTGCTTTATCTTCAGGTTGTGCATCACCGCATAGGCGTAGATGTCGTTATGTAAACGCTCCGTAATGTTTAATGATTTAGCTTTAGCCATTTAGTTTCCCCTTTAAAATTTCGTTAACACTAATAAACCCTCGCTCACTCTGTGGTACTGCAACCCATGCGTCTCGCATAGATCGCAAATGGGTCTGACTGAACGCCTCTCGCCAGTCCTCATAGGGTATATCCCTATCCCCCTCATCCTTACGATACGCCATCGTGTCCCTGACATCTTCAAGTATTGCTAAACACGTTATGCAATACTCAGTTAAATGCGGGCGGTTAGATATTCTTTTTAGCGTAGTGTTTAGCTTTCTAATCTCGGCACGTACGGGTTTGAGTAGTTCGCCCCATCTTTGGGCGAACAGTTTGTTCCATGTTTTCTTACGCACACGTGAGAGCCTTTGCTTTTTACGCTCGGCGCGATAGCGCAAATGTGCCTCTGCTATCGCGGGTTTAATCGCCCCGTCAATCACCATCTCCTCAATCTGACGGTAAGATTTTTTTATCAATGGCTTTGGTTTGGGTCTGCACTCGTGACAGTATTTAGATACCGCATCAAGGCGGTAATTACCGATGTGCCCTCGTGCTATTGTCTGTGCATAGGTCAGCTTATATTTATAACTTTTAATTGGTTTGCTTAGCGCACACTTGGCGCAGGTCTTGTGTGTGAGGTGGGTATCGTTTGACAAAATACGCTCCTAAATTTAATTGTTAAGTACACGAAATTATAACTGTGTCCGACACTTGTCGCAACTAGGGATTCTACTGTGCTTGTCGTATGCCCCGTAAACACTAGCCTTGCGCCAAGTTAAGTTCGTTTTAAGCCCGAAAAAAATAAAGTGAAGGGGGGGTAGCCGAAGCCGAGCTTTCGAGGGTGTGTCCACTTATGCACGCCCATATATATATATATCTAATCTCTATTATTATTATATAGTGTGTTTAGTTCTGGACACCGCCAGTATTCATGCGGGTTCTGAGCGACACGGTAGTTTTTACGCATGATAAGCATGGTGGGTAAGCTGTCCAATGACTATTTGGCAACGTGTTTGGGAGAACTGGGGTTAAATGTAACCCCAGTCGTTGAAGTGCCTTCAGAACAAGGGCTTTTGCCCTTGTCGTAGTGTTTGACGGCGAGCCGTCTCCTCTATACGTTCTCGCCATGCTTTGAGGTATTGTTCCCTTGCATATGGTGTGAGAGTTTCTAGGTATTGTTGTTGCCGTAGGGCTACGGCTTTGCTGAACCATTCAGGTGCACTCATGTTATCTGCTCCCTTTGATTGGTAGTACGCCATTGTTACGCATGATAGTCTTGAAGTCCTCATCTTGTATGCGCTCTCTGATTTCACGCCGAGTCTCGGCTTTGTTGCGGATAGTCTCTTTGGCTTTGCGTGCCCATGTACGGTCTTTGATTGTGTATGATTTGCTCATGATGATCTCCTTAGATTGTTCTGGTTACGATGTAGGTAAGTGCGTCAATACCGTAGCGGTGCAGTAGATATTCGGTAACATCTCCGCTCGGCATAGGCACAACGGTTACTAGCGTGGTATCTAGCTCTGGTATGTATCGGGTAATTTCAAGCATGTTCACTCCTTAAAGTTTGTAGTAAGTTGCGATTAAGATTAGCCCGCCCACAATGTAGATGGCGGTGGTTATAAAGAAAGTTTTCAAGGTTATCTCGCAATGCTAAGTTCTAGTAACTGGGTCTCGGTCTTACTCTCTAAGTATTCGACCATGCTTTTCTTGGATGTCCAACAATTAATTTCGGTGTTTAAGTGGTTGAACAACACCCAATGTTTGTCAAAGCCGTACAGTTTAAAACCTACGGCTCCAATGGGGTGTGATGGTGTTTTAAAGATGACGAAATACTCGCCTCGATTGAAGCGTTTGACGGTTGCTTTCATGGTTATTCTCCAAAGGTTACGAATACAACGTGGGCAATACCACGTGGATAGATTGCGAGCATGTCACCGTACACATCGACTCGGCACGTTACGCCCGTGAGGTTCGCCCACTTTTTAGCTATCTGAACGATAGACCGATCAGATCTCGGCTTTCCGTCCTTAGTTGCAGGGAGCACTCGGGATTCTCGGCGTACCCAAGAATAGTTCGCTTCACCGCCGTATGTGTCAGTATGTTCTAGGTTGATTTTTAGATTGTTCATGGTTGATTCTCCTGGTTGACAATAAAAGGAACAGCGCAAAGACACCTCGCCCTTGCGCCCTCGGGAAAAACTCGGGTTAATTTTCACCCCAGTGCTTTCAAGAAACGGCGTTGCTCAGATGCACTCAACGCATTGAATTTCTTGAGTAACAACGCAACCTCATCGGTCTTGGCACGAACACCGCCAGTCTTGGGTTGCTCAAAGATTACACGAAGGACGTATTTCACAGCGTTATAGGCGGGCGTGTCCTTCTCGAATGTCATCCCTCCGCGTTGTCCCTCATGGGCTTGTACGTTGAAACGACCCTCCGCCCACTTGATAGCATGGGGCTTTGCTTCCTCCTTAGTGGTAATACCATGCTCGCCGAGTAGGGCGAACAGCTCGGCTTGATTATCAAATGCACGATCAAAGATAGTAGAGATAGATGTAGTTGCTTTAGTCATAGTTGACCTCCAAATGAATCGGTAGAGACTGAATGACTCCTTAAACCGATGACTCTATTGTATCCCAACGTGCTACCAAATACCCTTGACATGAGCTAAGTCGTTGATTTTAAAGGGTTTTTTCTATCCTTGGTGTAATCTATATCAAGGGCTTTGCTAGGGCTTTGAGGTACGTTTTACCCCAGAAAACGGCGTTTTCGGCGTATTTTGCCGTATCCGTCAACCCCACCGTACCCCCAGAGCCCCTTTCATGGTGACCATGCCACCCTCCGCGACAACACTGTTTGTGAGGCGCAAATCAATATTCTGTAATACTTAAGTACCTAACCCAAAAATTTTTTAAAAAATTCCAAAAAAATACCCCAGACTAGCTGGGGTAAAAGTGATCCGAAGATCAAGGAGAAGCAAACGCTTGCGCGATTACTCAAAAGTATTATATACTCGGCACATCGAAAGTTTTTAGGACTTCGCAAATGTTTGAAGATTTGGTGCAATTTGAGCCCGACATCACCAAGTCGGGGTTTACTGAGCTGGACGCTGTGTCAGCCCAGCAGGTGCTCGACGCCCAAGTAAAAACAATAGACTGGTTAGCTGAACTTGGCGCTACACTGGACGACGAAATAGATGAGGCCCACGAAACCGCGTCTGCCAGAAAAACATTTCAAAAATTAATTACAACTACCGACGAACACGCTTCCAAAGAAGCACTTGTTTCTATTAAGACTCCCGAAGCCGTACGCCATTTAACTGGTATGTTGACCGCTTATGATTGGGAGTTTATTGAACAAGCTAAGCAATTACGGGGTTATACCGTTGCCAAAATCGTCGAAGAAACCAAGAATTCTAACGCAAATATTAGACTAAAAGCACTCACTTTGCTGGGAAAAGTTACTGAAGTTGGTTTGTTTACAGAAAAAATCGAGATCAAAAAGGACGAATTATCCGACGCTGAACTCGAAATGCGTATCAAAGAAAAGCTCAATCGCTTCATGGGGGTGGTTGATGTTGTTGATATTGAACAAGCACCGGATACTTTAATCGTAGAAACAACCAGCGCCAAGTATGAACTTACAGAACCTGACAACGCTCAGTAAAATCGAGCTGCAGGCGCTGATGAAAGCACTGCCCAAGATGTCCTTGCAGGACAAAATGGAGCTATTTGAAGATTTAGAAGTACGAGAGCGCCGGGCAAGACTGGTATCTGCTGAGAAATCTATGCTTGGTTTTGCATCTGCGGTGTATCCGGGGTTCAAGATTGGACCGCACCACAAGAAACTGGCAAAGATCTTTACAGATGTGATTGAAGGTAAGAAACGGCGCGTCATTATCAACATTGCCCCACGTATGGGCAAGTCTGAGTTCAGTTCTTATCTGTTCCCCGCCTACTTTTTAGGTAAATTCCCTGACAAAAAAATTATCATGGGCACTCACACGGCGGGTTTGTCTGAGGATTTCGGGCGCCGGGTACGTAACTTGATTGAATCGGAGGAGTACCATGAGATTTTCCCCGCCACAAATGTGGCTGACGACCAAAAAGCCGCTGGTAAGTGGTCTACTTCTGTTGGCGGACAGTATTATGCTGCTGGTGTTGGTGGCGCTCTTGCCGGTCGCGGTGCTGATTTGTTTGTTATTGATGATCCCCATTCCGAGCAAGACGTTAAAGCAAATTCAAGACTGGCTTTTGATACCGCATGGTCGTGGTTCCAGACAGGACCGCTTCAACGTTTGATGCCGGGGGGCGCGATCATTGTGATTATGACGCGTTGGTCGCTGCTTGACCTGACGGGACGACTGTTGGACTACCAGATCAAGAATCCTGACTCACTGCCCTGGGAGTTGGTAGAGCTGCCTGCTATATTAAATGAGAATACGCCAGAGGAGAAGTCACTTTGGCCTGAACAGTGGAAGTTAGATGTTTTAAAAACAACAAAAGCGTCGATTGATCCCAAGTTTTGGAATGCGCAGTACATGCAGCAACCCACGACGGACACATCAGCGATTGTGCCCAGAAAATCGTGGAAGATTTGGGATAAAGAAGACCCTCCGCAGTGTGAATACGTGATCCAGTCCTGGGATACGGCGTATGAAACCAAGAATAGTTCTGACTATTCAGCATGCACAACATGGGGCGTGTTCTTTAACGAGTATGAAAAGATGCGCCCGCATATCATACTATTAGATGCGTTCAAGGATAGAATGGCGTTTCCGGATCTCAAACAAGCTGCACTTAAACACTACAAGAATTGGGAACCTGACGCGTTCATTGTGGAGAAAAAAGCTTCTGGAGCACCGCTGATACAGGAACTCAGAGCCATGGGTATCCATGTGCAAGAAACAAATCCAAGCCGAGGCAACGATAAGATGGTGCGGTTAAATGCCGTGTCTGACTTGTTTGCATCCGGCGTCGTGTGGGCACCAGACACACGCTGGGCTAGAGAAGTCATTGAGGAAATCGCAGTATTTCCAGTTGGTGAACACGATGACTACGTGGATACGACCACGCAAGCGTTAATGAGATTTAGACAAGGCGGGTTTGTTCAACTTGACTCGGACGAACGCGACGACCCCATACATTTCAAGCGTAGACAACACGCGTATTATTAAGGACAAACATGGCTACTAATATAGACAAATCACTTTACTCTGACATGCAGGGCACAGATCCAAGTCATGTTGACGAACCAATTGAGATTGAAGTTGTTGATCCAGAGGCGGTCAAGATTCATGCAGGGGACTTGGAGATGGAGATCAAGCCAGACGGCGAAGGCAATGATTTCTATAAAAATTTAGCAGAAGAAATTCCAGAGTCTGTCATGGGATCTTTAGCCAACGATTTGGCAAACGATATTGAGAATGATAAAAATTCCCGCAAAGAATGGGAGAAAGCATATGTAATGGGGCTCAAGCTTTTGGGACTCCAATACGAAGAGAGAACGGAGCCTTGGAACGGAGCATCAGGTGTCTTCCACCCAATGATTACTGAAGCCGTAGTGCGATTCCAAAGTGAAACGATCACCGAGATGTTTCCCGCCCAAGGCCCCGTTCGCACTAAGATATTAGGTAAAGAAACGCCAGCCAAGAAAGAATCTGCCATCCGGGTTGAGGATGACATGAACTACGAGTTGACTGAGGTGATGGTGGAGTTTAGACCCGAACATGAGCGCATGTTGTGGTCCCTTCCAGCAACCGGTTCAGCGTTCAAAAAAGTGTATGATGACATCACTTTAGGGCGCCAAACATCTATGTTTGTACCTGCGGAAGATATGATTTTGCCTTACGGTACGACCGATATGGACACTTGCTACCGCATGACGCACGTGATGCGCAAGACTAAGAATGAAATTTTAAAATTGCAAAAGGCGGGTTTTTACCTAGATTTTGAATTACCTGACGCTACGCAGTTAAGAGATGAGATTCAAAAAGCCAAAGATCAAGAAACTGGATTCAACGATTTAAACGATGATCGTTATGTTATTTATGAAGTTCACGCTGACTTAGATTTAAAAGGCTATGAAGATGTAAACGACAAAGGTGAAGAAACTGGCATTGCACTTCCATATGTGGTAACCTTAATCAAAGGTAGTAATAACGTACTGTCCGTACGCCGCAACTGGAAGGAAGATGATGAAAACAGACTTAAGCGACAACACTTTGTCCACTACCAATACATCCCAGGATTTGGAGCCTATGGCTTCGGACTCTTCCATCTTATCGGTGGCTTCGCAAAATCCGCCACCTCGATTATGCGTCAACTGGTCGACGCAGGAACTTTATCTAACCTCCCCGGAGGACTTAAATCGCGTGGCCTTCGCATTAAAGGTGATGACACGCCCATTGCACCAGGAGAATTCCGCGACGTTGATATTGCGTCGGGTCCGCTAAGAGATAACATTTTACCGCTCCCATATAAGGAGCCTAGTGCAGTTTTAGCCGGATTATTAGACAAAATTGTCGAAGAGGGGCGTAGATTTGCCGCTACTGCAGATATGCAAATTAGCGACATGTCCAGCCAAGCACCTGTTGGCACAACGCTCGCTTTGTTAGAAAGACAACTTAAAGTTATGTCGGCTGTTCAAGCCCGCATGCACTACACATTCAAACAAGAATTAAAACTTCTTGCCGCGCTAATTAAAGAAGACACACCTGTTAACTACGAGTATGAGCCTGAGTACGGGTCTAAAACAGCTAAACAAGATGATTACGACAACGTAGACATTATCCCTGTCAGCGACCCCAATGCAGCGACTATGTCGCAACGTGTTGTTCAGTACCAAGCTGTGATTCAAATGGCACAGATGGCGCCTGATATTTACGATTTGCCAGAGTTGCACAGACGCATGCTTGAAGTAATGGGCATCAAGGGTGCGGACAAACTCGTACCTTTACCAGACGACATTAAGCCAAGCAATCCAGTATCTGAGAACATCTCCATACTTAAGATGGAGCCGGTTAAAGCGTTTGAGTATCAAGATCACGAGTCACATATTAAAGTGCACATGGCTGCTATGCAGGATCCACTGATTATGCAGTTGATAGGTCAGAATCCCAATGCACCTAAGATTCAAGGCGCGATGACGGCGCACATTGCTGAACACGTTGGTTTAGAGTACAAGAAACGTATTGAAGCGCAAATGGGCATGGCGATTCCTCCAAATGACGAAGACCACAAGATTTCTCCACAGGTCGAGTATCAGATGTCACAAGCCATGGCGCAAGCAGCTCAAGCGGTTCTTCAACAACATCAACAGCAGGCTCAACAACAGCAGGCTCAACAGCAACAACAAGATCCGATGTTTCAGTTACAACAGCAAGAATTGCAGATTCGTCAAAAAGAAGTTGACATTAAAGCGCAAGAAGTACAGGCTAAAGCAGCTCAGGCGCAGGCCAACACGCAGCTTAAAGCCGAGGAGTTTAAAGCACGTCAAGACATGGAAGGGCAGAAAATACAAGTTAACGCAATGGAGAAAGCGGGTCGTCTGCACATGGACGATAAACGCATCCAAGTTGACGCAATGCACAAGGCAGGAATGCTCCATACTGACAATAAGCGTATTCAAATTGACGCGCTCAACAAGGCTGGGCAATTCCAAGAAAAACGTAAAGATCGTGCGGCGGACTTGTACAAACACAAAAAAGGACTGGACCACTCTGGCTATGAGAGCGACGTCCAGCGTATGCACGAACAAGAGATGCAAGCTAATCAGCCTACCCCACAACCCAAGGAGAAACCAACTAAATGATAGTCAATTTCGCAGGCGCGCTGCGCAAACAATTACGCGACCAAATGAACAATTACGCTGACGACTTAGCAACAGGTCAGTGCACCACTTTTGATCAATATCAAAAACTTTGCGGGGTGATTTCGGGTCTAGCCATCGCAGAGGGTTTATTACTTGACCTGCTAGAAAAGGTAGAAAAACAAGATGAGTGAACTCATACTCCCTGAGCGGTTAAAGCTCAAACCAACGGTCGAGGTAATTGAACAAATTACCAAACCGCCAGAGAAAGACGAGGATAAAGCAACACTGCTTCCTAGCCCATCCGGGTATCGGTTGCTTTGTAGCGTACCCCAAGTTTCTAAAAAAATTGACGGTACTGAGCTAGACCTTGAGCGTCCAGACTTCTACGCCAAACAAGAAGAACATGCAACCACCGTGTTGTTTGTTTTAAAAGTTGGGCCAGATGCGTACGCAGACAAGAACAAGTTTCCTAGTGGACCTTGGTGTAAGGAAGGTGATTTCATTATGGTACGTACCTATGCAGGTACGCGTTTTAAGATTTACGGCAATGAATTCCGGTTCATCAATGATGATCAGGTTGACGGCGTTGTAGATGATCCCCGTGGCATAACCCGCGCATAAAGGAAAAACAATGGCAGAATTTAAAGGCGAGGAATTCAAATTTCCTGACGAAATTGAAGACAAGGGTAAACCCTTAGAGACAAACAATGACGACGATTTTGAAATTGAAGTTGTTGATGACACACCTCCTGCGGATCGTGGGCGCAGGCCACTAGACCGTGAGGTAGAGGACCCCACTGATGAAGAAATTAATCAGTACACCAAGGGTGCCCAAGAAAGAATTAAAGAACTCACCCATGCAAGGCACGACGAAAGACGTGCTAAAGAAGCTATGGCGCGAGAGAAAGCAGAGCTAGAAAGAATAGCTCAGCAAATGCTTGAGGAAAACAAACGCCTCAAACAATACGTCAACACGGGCACAGAGCAGTACACGGCTATGGCTAAAACTGCAGCGGAAGCAGAGCTTGATAAAGCCAGGCGTGACTACAAAGCAGCGCAAGAAGCATTTGACACAGATGCCATTATTGCTGCCCAGGAGGCGTTGACAGTTGCTAAACTTCGTTCAGAAGAAGCAAAAAATTTCAAAACGACCCCTTTACAAGAAGATAGAAATGATGTATATTCAGCTCCACAACAGGTCCAACAACCTTACCGCGATGAAAAGCTCTTGCGCTGGCAAGCCAAAAACCAGTGGTACGGTCAACCAGGATTCGAAGATATAACCAGTTACGCACTAGGACTGCATCAAAAACTAGTGAATTCGGGGGTAGACCCACGTACTGATCAGTACTATGAGGCCATTGATTCCCGCATCAAAAAGACCTTTCCAGATATGTTTGGACAGGCTACGGCAGAAACTACGCCGCCTGCTGATCCTCCAAAAAAGACGCCGTCTGTCACCGCACCTGCAAGTCGTTCTTCTGGAACAAAGAAGATACAACTGACTACGACCCAGCTTGCGCTGGCGAAGAAGTTCAAAATGGACCCCAAAGTGTATGCAGCTGAAGTTTTAAAATTGGAGAAATTAAATGGCTAATAGTAATACCCGTACCCCCCGTGACTTAGAAACACGCACACAAGAGGCTCGATATGTGTACACACCATCGAGTAAGTTGCCCGATCCAACACCCATACCAGGTATGTCTTTCCGCTGGATTGCTACCCATGTAATGAGTATTGCGGACCCCACCAATGTGTCTAGAAAACGCAGAGATGGCTGGGAGCCGGTCAAGGCAGCAGACCATCCAGAACTGATGTTGGAAGGAAACGCCAGCGGCAACGTGGAGATTGGAGGCCTCATGCTTTGCAAGATGCCAACAGAACGCGTTAAAGCCATGGACGAGTACTACCAAAACCAAAACAGAGCTCAGATGGATTCCGTAGACAACAATTTCTTGAAAAACCAAGACCCACGCATGGCGACTTTGTTCTCCGAAAGGCAGTCAACAAGCTCAAGAGGCGGAAGTTTTGGAGCTGGTATTAAATAAACTTAGGAGTTTTTAAATGGCATATCCTATCGTTCCTGCAGCTTACGGTCTAAAGCCTGTAAGCCTGTCTGGTGGTAGAGTGTTTTCTGGTTCTACCAGACTCATCCCTATCGCTTCTGGCTATGGCTACAACATGTTTGACGGCGATGTCGTTACAGCAAGTGGTGGTTCATTAGTCGTCACAACTCTTGGCGCGGCGTCTTCACCTGTTGCTGGTACTATCGGTGTTTTTGTTGGCGCTCAATACGTCAACTCAATGAGCCAGACAGTCCGTGCACAGTTCTATGCAGCTAACACAATCACTAACACAATCTATGGACCTAACAGTCTGCAAGGTTATGTTGTGGATGATCCTTATGCTGTATTCCAAGCAGCTGTGCTCACACAAGGTACATCTTCTGTATCTAACACACCCGGCGCTACTATCGGTTATGTAAACCCATCTTTCATTGGGTCTAACATGTACTTGGTAACTAACGGTTCTAACGGTGGTTCAGCTTCTGGTAATACTACAACTGGCGACTCAGCAATGGGCTTGACCGGTGGTGTTGTTACTTCTGGCACACAAGGTAACACACGTGTTACTTCTTCAGCACCTTTCCGTGTTGTTAACGTTGTTCCAGATACAGCAGTTACTGTTACTGCAGTTGGTTCTACATCTGGTTCCAGCACAACTCTTACTTTGACTGCCGCTAATACAGCGATCAGCCCCGGTATGCAGTTGATTGTTCCAGGTGTTACTGGCGCACTCGCAAGCAACTTCTTAACTGTAACTAACGTAAGCTCAACAACTGTTACTTTGTCTGCAGCAGTTACTATTGCAAGCGGTACAGCACTGTCTTTCGTCGGTTACCCAGAAGTTCAAGTACAGTGGAACTTCGGTTACCACGGTTACTTAAACGCAACAGCAGCTTAATCAAGGAGCACATAAATGGCTATTTCACGCGCACAACTATTGAAGGAATTGCTCCCAGGATTGAACGCACTGTTCGGACTTGAGTACGCAAGATACGGCGAAGAGCACAAAGAAATCTACGAAACAGAGACTTCTGAGCGTTCATTCGAAGAAGAGACAAAACTGTCAGGTTTCTCTGCAGCACCAGTCAAGAACGAGGGCTCAGCTCTTGCTTATGACAATGCTCAGGAAGCTTGGACAGCTCGCTACAACCACGAGACAATCGCTCTTGGCTTCTCAATCACCGAAGAGGCGATTGAAGATAACTTGTATGACTCTTTGTCAGCACGTTATACCAAGGCTCTTGCTCGCGCTATGGCTTACACCAAGCAGGTTAAAGCAGCTTCAGTTTTGAACAACGGTTATAACGCTGCCTACACTGGCGGTGACGGACAAGCTCTGTTCTCTACAGCTCACCCATTAGTCAATGGCGGTACAAACGCCAACACATTCACAACTCCTTCCGATTTGAACGAGACTTCCTTAGAAGCCGCCGTTATCCAGATCGCTGCTTGGACAGACGAGCGTGGACTTTTGATCGCTGCTAAGCCTAAGAAACTTATTGTTCCCCCATCATTAATGTTCGTTGCAACTCGTCTCCTCGAGACAGAATTGCGCGTTGGTACAAACAACAACGACATTAACGCGATCAAGAACAACGGAGCTATTCCTGAAGGCTACACCGTTAACCACTTCTTGACATCAACCAACACATGGTTCCTGACAACTGACGTGCCAAACGGTCTTAAGCACTTCGAGCGTATTCCACTACAAAATTCCATGGATGGTGATTTTGATACGGGGAACGTGCGTTACAAATCTAGAGAGCGTTACAGCTTCGGTTGGAGCGATCCATTAGGTATCTTTAGTTCATATTAAACTACTATTTAAAACTTTTAGTTTAATTAAAGGCCCCCACAAGGGGCCTTTTTTATTTCCCGTATCAAAGGCACAATCTAACAACTTAGAAAAACATTTGCAAATCCTCGTCCATTGTGGTACACTTGAGTCTTTCATAAGGAGTCAAGTATGTTTTATGTTTATGTGTATCGTGATCCAAGAGCTACCAAACATCAACAACCGGTCTACGTAGGTAAAGGGACAGGCGACAGAGATTTGTCCCATTGGTCTAGGGGGTCTCACAATAAGCCTTTGCAAGATTTTTTATCGCATCTTCGCGGTTTAAATTTAACACCAATATGTGATCGAGTTTTTGAGACCCCGGATGAGCAAGCAGCTTTTGTTAAAGAAATTGAACTTATAAAACTTTACGGACGCAGAGACTTAAAACAAGGTCCACTGTTTAATTTAACGGATGGTGGTGAAGGTCCGACAGGGCATGTTAGAACTGATGAACAAAAAGCCAACGATGGGCGTTTTACCAAAGAACATTGGCAAGATCCAGAATACCGCGCCAAAGTAGTAGCCGGGCAAATCAAAGCGCAAAACACTCCAGAAGCCCTTGAAACCAAGTCAGTTAACTCTAAAAAACTTTGGGCAGCCCAAGGTGACACCTTAGCTAAAAGCATCAAGGAAGCGCGTAATACAGAAGAATCTAAAGCTAAAACAAGCGCTCAAGCAAAAGCGCAGTGGGCTGACCCAGAATACGCGGCTAAACAAACCGCCAACAATAAAGAGATTGCTAACCGTGAAGAAGTCAAAGCTGCTAAGAAAGCTGCGGCTAAAGCGCTATGGGCTGACCCTGTGTGGAAAGCTAAAATGATGGAAGCAAGAAAAAAGAAAAAACTTGTTGACACACCCCAAAATTAGTGTATATTAGTGGCATCTGGGAATTCACTCTTGTTGCCACTGGCCCAGCAGACGATGCAACGATTAACAAGAGGCTTTTGCATAAGGACTAAAAATCATGGGACGCAGTACATTTGAAGGACCAATCATATCGGGCGACAACCGTTTTGGCGCTTTGCGCGATATTGGTTACACAGTTTTAGAGCAAGACTGCTACATTGATCTCTCCAACACTACTGTTGGTACTGCTGGTTACAGCGGTGGATCTGGTCAATTTGTTTGGGGTAACAACATCCCTAACTTGAACGGCACTGTTTATACTCCTTCTAGCACATACAGTGCTAACGGTCCAACGACTCAAACAATCCCTGCGGACGCGTCTACACAGGTGTATCGTGGCGTGGTAATGTATTTACCAATTAATAGCCAGATTCTCGACATCATTGTTGACTATCCTTTGGCAATTACTGGTGAGTCCGGCGCAACACTTTCTAACACAAGCGTGTTTGTTTCTAACGGCTATACAGCTGCAGCAGGCACACCTGCTTACGCAACAGCGGTTATTTCTTCAAGCACAGGCGTTGGAACTGCTGGTCGTTTGACAACAACATACACAGGTACTAACTTGTTGAACATGTTGGCTACTACTTCTGACATTCAGAATCCAACACTCGGTGCTAACCCATCGTTTTTGTCTCAGATAGTATTCACGTTGTCTATCACTGGTACAAGCGTTGCAGCTCCTACTGGCGGTAAGTTGAACTTTATTGTTCGCTACGCTCAGAATGACAACAACATTGGTACTTTGACAACTTACCCATACGGTAACTTAGATTAATCCCCTGGGGGCTTCGGCCCCCATTTCTTAATTTAAGGAGCTTAATATGGCAAACCAAAGCCCAAATGGTACTCCAAGTACCAATAACCAGTTCAATTCCATTACGCGTCAAGCGAGATACGAGCCTTTTGAGCTACAAGTTGCACGCGGTCAAATTTATGGTCATAGTGTTTTAAACATTTATGGTTATCAAACAGCGGTAGGTACATCGTTTGTGCCTGTGTGGGAAGGTAATACCTCCTATACTTTTCCGTCATCTGCTA